GCCGACGATCTTGGTCTGCACAGGGCCTGACGCGGGGAACGTCTCACCCATGCACTCGGCTTGGAACCGGATCGCGGCCTCGCTCAGGACGGTCGAGAACACACCACAGGCACCATCCCACGGCGTGGTGCGCTCCTCGTACTTCATCCCGAGAACTTCGAGGCCCTTGACGAAGGTATCCGCCCACTCCCTGCGGCTTTGCGTGTCCGCCTCGATGTCCTCCAGCATCTCAGAGGCGAGGGCGTTCAGGTCATCGTCCTCAAGGTACTCAGCTAGGTTGGCGTCGAACGGCGCAGAAGCGAGCGAACCCTCTTCGGGCTCGTCACCGAAGGTGATCTCGACGGAGCCGTCTTCAAGCTCGACAGCCAGTGTGTCTGCAACGCCCGGCAGATCCACGTCGAAGGACAGCTCTTCTTCGCTCTCAAGCCCTTCGGGCGCGGCGTAGAGTCCGGGTTCAATTGCCATCAGTAAAACGCCTCTTTTCGCCGGAAGTACGGGATCTCGTCTGGCTCGTCGCTCGGGAGTCTGATAAAGCCGCCTTGTCTGAACCTAGCTAGCGTCATGGTGAGGCAGTCAACTTGGTCGTCATGAGAGCCAAACGGGAAGGCTGCGACTTCATCGACTAACTCTTCTGCCCAACGAGTTCTGGGTACCCAGCACAGTCCCGAGGCGACTATATCAGTAACTGCGTTCAATCTCGCAAGTTTATCCCCAGAACCGCGATGGGGAGTGAACTCCTGCACGGGTAAGCCCATCCTGCGAAGCTCTTGATACAGCGCCGTACCGGCGGACTTTTTCTCCACGATGAAGCTATCTGGCTCCCACTCCGCATACTCCTCCAGCGCCTTGCGCTTCAACTCCGGAAACTCCATCCGGTCCTTCACCGCGTTCAGCAGGATGATGTTGTACGCGTCGACCTCCTCGTTGAAAAACACTCCCCACGTCGTGATAGCCGTGAAGTCAGCCCGGTTGTGGGTCTCGGCAGCAGCATCCAGCGCCATGATGATGTACTCGCAGTCCGGCGGGTCGTCCTGCACCCACTCGTTCCACCAGTCGCGCTTGATGAGCGCCGCTTCCTCGGCCGTCGGCCGCTGCTGATACTGACTGTTCCACTGAAACGCAGGCATCGACGCCTTCGTGCGGTAGAGCGCCTTCAGGTCGAAGAACTCAGGCCACAGCGCCTTCTCTACCACCTCTCCAGTTTCGGGGTCTTCGGTCTCCAAGATGGCCGGGAACTCGACCACCTCGTACTGATCCGCACCGGGGTTCTTCGCCATGTCCCCCACGACCCGCCCCGTCAGGTCGTCCAAGTGCCAGCGTGTATTATGGCTAACTACGCCATTTGCAACGAAATTTTCGGTTCCATCGACTTGCAGGTCGTATACACGCTCAACCCCCGTCAGGCGGATCTCCTCGATTGTGTGCCCCACCATTTCGAAGGTACTCAGCGGCACGGTCGAGGAGTTGGTGGGTGACCCCATGCTTGAGGATGATGTTGCAGTGGTTACACAAGAGTCCGCGAACAACCCCGCTATCGTGGCAATGATCCACCGCGAACTTCTTCCAATGCTTGGGTAGGTCGGCATCTTCTGGAAAACGTTGGCAGATAGCACACGCGCCGCCTTGCGCATCCAGCATCGAGTTGTAGTCGTCCGCCGTGATGCCGTACCGGTGTTTGAGATGGCGGTTCCGGTTGTCCTCTGGAGAGAGTCTCCCGAATCCAGCTTCCCAACGCGCCTTGCCGTAGTGGTGAACGCACAACCCCTTCGCAGACACCGGCTCTTCGCATCCGTCCTCACTGCAGGTCTTGCCGCGCCACTTACCCCAGTAAGGAGAGGGTTCGAGAGTTCCTTCTCTGCGTGCGCGATGGTAGTGGTACTTGCAAAGCCCTCGGGCGTACTTTTGGTTCCCGCATTCGGCGGCTTGACACCCGTCAGAACCATCCCCGGCGACAGCAGCTTGGTCTGTACCCATTCTTCTCGTCCTTCACGCTGCACGAGGAACGGATGCCTCGCGTTAGCCCGAAGTATAACTCCAGACGACATTCGAATGGAATACACATGATCTAACCCTTGGTCCGCCCAGTTCAAGACGCGGCGTGGTACTAGGCCGTTGCCGTCATAGGAAGCCACGACGTCGCCCGGACGAATTTGGTCCAGCCGCAGCGGCTTCCCATCCCACAACAGGACCTCAGTGTCACCCGTCATGCACTGACATATCGCCACGGCACCGCCCGGCATGAGGCGAGTCCGCGCACCGTATGTAAACCACTGGTAGGCGCGCTCGAAGACCTCGAAGTTGCCGTTCAGCACGTCCTGCTCGGAGTGTGGGTCATCAACTAGAAGCAGGTGTGCACCGCGACCAGCGAGTGCAGAGCCAACACCACAGGCGAAGAACTCACCTCCATGGTTGGTGTTCCACCGGCCGGCCGATTTGGAGTCGACGGCGAGAGAGACGTTCTGGAAGACCTGTGCGTACTGGGGCGTGGAGATGAGGTTCCGCACCTTCCGACCGAAATCGACAGCCAGATCCGTCGTGTGCGAGACCAGCATGACCTTCTTGTTTGGGTTCCTACCCAAGAACCACGCCGGGTACATAGTGGAAACGAGGTGGGACTTGCCGTGGCGCGGGGCGATATTGACGCAGATCCGGTCCTTCTCCCCCGCCTCGATCTGCATCAGGAGCTTGGCGAGGATCTTGTGGTGCGCCCCGACCTTGTAGTCCGGGTCCATGTGCTTGCAGAAGGCAAGCAGGTCGTCATATGCAGCGCGGGACGCCTGCCGCGTCGCCAATTCGTCCACCACACGGTCGATCTCGACCAGCTCCTCCTCGGAAAACTGGTCGATGTTGGCCAGAATCTCTTCGATTTCGGCCTCTGACAGGGCGGTTTCGGCCATATCGGGGGTTACTCTTCGACCTGTGCCACGGTGTTGCCGTACACGGCCTCATGCAGGAAGTGCCGGGCGCTCTCAAGCAGCCAAAGCACGTCCTTGGCGTCCAGATTCAGGCTCGAACGCATGTCGAAATCGCCCTCCTTGTCCCAGCCGATGGTCAGCACGCTCTCGTAGACGCCTGCGGCCTTTTCAAGCACGAAATCGGGGTCCTTGGCGGCGTCTTTCGGTCGGAACTTGGTCACCTTATCGACGTTAGTCGTCATCAAATGCTTCCTCAGCAACAGTTTCGGGGCGGATCGGCACGATCACGGCCTCCAGCGGGTCCTGCTCAACGGCTTTCGGCCCGTCCTCCACGATCACGGCATCCTCAGCCTTCTTGGTCTCGGCCTCGAAACGACGCAGGCGCTCCAGCTTCTCCCGCACCCGGTCTTGCAGGGCGGTATCGGTCTGGTGAGTGATGGTGATTTCGGACTTCTCGGTGAACAGACCCACGTCGGAGATCTTCCCCAGCATCTCCAAGGCTTTCAGACGGATCTTGGGGTCCGGGTTCTCGCTCTCAACAAGCAACTTGTTGGTCACAAGGTTCCGAACTTCCTGTGCGGACTGCACAGTGGACTGCCCGAACTCCCGCAGGAGCTGGGAGGCAAGGGCTACGGACGCAACAGAGTGCGACTCAAGGTCACGGTCGCTCATACGCTCCTTCAACATTCGCAGCGGGTGTCCCGCGTAGAGAAGCAATATCTTGGCGGCAGTATCCTTTGCTTCGGCGTCGTATTGCAACTCAAGACCAAAAGCGGCCAGAAGGTCCGCCGTCTTACCCGCAGCGAGAATCCCTTCGTGGGGCACCATTTTCGGGGTGGATCTGGCTGTCGGCAGGGGCACCCCTTCGTCTATCTCCAACCGCAATACACCCATTGACACAGCTCCGGTACGAGGGTTTACTTGCCGCAGAGTAGCACCTTCCTCCCCTCCTCCCCACGGGGTGCTCTCGGGCTGGGCGCCCCACCTCGCCTAGTGGTCTGGGGCTAGCTACCCGCGAGACCTCTTCAACCCCCCTTGGGTTAGCAGCCCTTGGCCGATGCCCCCTACGGGGGGCGTCTCATTCCGCTACGCGACTTCCCGCAGGGCTACTACAAAATTTTTTCAGTTCTAGCCCCTTACGGGGCCACTTCGTGGCGTAGCGCACAAAATTTTTTCAGTTCCGGGGGACCCATAAACAGGGCGGGGGGTGTTCCTGTGTGCCGTTTATGCACCGGGGGGCTTTTTCGCTCACAACGCCGCCGTACGGGCTGCGCCCTACTGACAGAAACAACGCCGCCGCAAGAGGAGCGGTAGTGGCAAGATTTTTCTGCCTTGATGTCAGAAAAGGTCGGTGTTTTCGTGAAGTCTTGTCTTGTTTTCACCAAACTAGATTTGTTTGAGTGGGGCGTTATTTTGTTTTCACCAAACTAGATTTGTTTGAGTGGAATAGTAATACATAGCAGACCATCGCCACTCCGCCAATCGGCCGCCCCCGGTAGGGGTACGGGCCCCCGGGGGGCCTGTTCCCGGGGGCATATAAAGCATTTATTCGGCTCCACATGGTCTCGTCTAAATACCTTGTGTTCTGCGCGGTATGGTGGGAAGATTCGCCCTGTCAGCGGCAATACCGCCGCCGACGCAACTAGATAGGTGACATTCATGGCAACATTTAACCTTTCAGTATTCGAGGACCCGTCCCTCCGCGCGGAAGGTGTGGCGCAAGGTGTGGCAGAAACGCAAGCCGCATTCGCGATGCGTCGCATCGCGCGGACCGTGCGAGAGACCGGCGAGATGTCGTTCCGCGCGGCGATCTCGCCGGGCGGTAAGATCGGCAAGGCACCGCATCAGATCGAAAGCATGGGAGACGATGAAGATTGGTGCGCGATCGGCACCTTCGTGGTCCGGGATGTGCTCATGTCCGACGCGCGGCTCGCGCTGCTAGCGGAGAAGGAAGCGAACGAGGCAGGCGAGGACGCGTTTCCCGGACGGACCGCGAAAAAGCGCGAGGAAGCGCGGGCGGAGTGGATCGCGGAGCGCGTGGCGGAGTTGGAGGCGGAGCGCGAGATTGTGCTTAACGTGATCGAAAACGACAGGGATGTCCCTGCCGAAGACAAACCGTTCTGGCAGAAATGGTCGGGAGATATCGCATCGCGGACCGCATGGCTCCGAAACGAAGTGTGGCGGAGGGAAGATTATTCCTCTTTCGTCATGCTGTCCCGTGGTACGGGGTGTGCCACGGACCGCGAGCGCGGTCTGTTCGTGAACGATCCGGCCAACAAGGAAACGGTCGCGAAGTTTGCCAAGGCCGACGGGGCGAAGGGCGGACCCGGCAGTCAGGGCGGCCTTGTGAATAACAGGCGGACCGTGACGAAGACGGCGATCACGAAGGACTCGGACCCGCTGGAAGTGTTGCAGCTTCTCATGCAATTCCATGGCGAGGATGCTGCAGTGTTCGGCGACGATGGTCCCATCGCCGAAGCGGTCATGTTACTGAAAGCGAGGAAAGCCTCGAAGTAATCCACTGGGTCCGGCCGCGAGGCCGGACTCTTCCTACTAGGGAGGAACGAGCAATGAACAATATGAACACGCTGGACGTGTTTCTGGACGACACGCGCGTGGCTTTCTTCGATGGCCTACAAGAATTACAGGACGCCTATGGAGAGACTCCGGAGCCTGACGTCTCGGGCATCGTCGCCCGAGTCTACGATTTACAGGACACGCTGGAAACGCTGCGCGATCACGGGATCGCCTGACCTAGCAACGCATTACCCTTAGCCCCGGCCGGAAACGGTCGGGGCTTTTTTGTGCCCGCAAGAAACTGCCAGCCGCCCTCCGGATTCGGCAGAGTCAAACCCCCTCCCCAACACCTCCAGCCCTCCGGGCTGATCGATACCAGTTAGACACCAGTTCCCTAGCAGCACATCGCCTCACGATGCCCGCGCGGTAGCGCGCCACATCGCCTCACGATGCCCGCGCGGTAGCGCGCCACATCGCCTCACGATGCCCGCGCGGTAGCGCGCCACATCGCCTCA